CCGCATACCAATGCGTCCCGGTGCTGATCGCCGGCGGCAGCTTTAAGCTGACGACGACCGCTACAAGCACCAATCACCAATACCATTCGGATTCCATCGTTCTGAATGGCTCTGTATCCTCGGGAGCTGCGAATTACTACATCCATTCCGCCGGCACGTTTGTTATCTACGGGATTTACTGTCTCACCGGCGACACAAGGATCACGATGGCGGACAGAAGCACAAAGCGCATGGACGAAATCGAAGTCGGCGACGAGCTTCTCTCTTACGACTGGGCGACGATGCGGCTCGTCCCGAACAGGGTCGTTTACACCGACCGGGACGAACAGAAAACGCATATCCGCTATGACAAATGGATATTCGAGGACGGGACCGTCGTCAAAACCGTCCACCGCCACGAGTTTTACTGCGTCGAAGCGTGTCGGATGAAGTATATGGACGAATGGCGTATCGGCGAGCATGCGTATACGCTGGACGGCCGCCGTGTCGCGCTGGTATCGCACGAGACGGTCGAGGAAGCCGTGCGGCATTACAAGCTCACCGGCCAAAAGGGTACGAACTACTTCGCCAACGGCCTGCTGACCGGCGACCGCAACTGCCCGACGGGCATCGAGCTTTAGCGAGGTGAGAGATATTGTACATCGACATCGCGCAGCTTGCGGCGTTTTTAGGCGTGCCGACGGCGGTGACGGGGCTGTTTTTCTGGCTGCTGAAGCGCCGCATCGACAAGCGTGAGGACGAACGCGCCGAGATTGAAAGGGCGCGGAAGGAGTTAGACGTCGCGCTCATCAAGGGCGTGAACGCCGCCATTGCGCTTGGCGAGGCGACCGCCAAAGCCGTCCAGCGCATCCCAGACGCCCACTGTAATGGAGTTCGTCCTTTGGACGAACTCCGCGACATGAGCGAGGCACTCCATTACGCCTCCGAGGTCAAGCACAGTCAGAAGGATTTCTTGATGAAGCAGGGCGTCGAACATCTGCATGATAAATAGTTCACGTTAAGCGCGGCTTGGAGCATTCGACTTTTGCCGAATTCTGTGCAAACTGCAAAGCAAAAAGTACAAAAAGGAGGAGTACACACAATGGACTTTTACGGAATCACATCGGTGGCGGCGATCACGGTCATCTGCGCGCTGGCGGCGCAGGCGGTCAAGGCGACGCCGCTGGACAACAAATGGCTGCCGGTCATCTGCGGCGTGTCAGGCGGGGTATTGGGTGTCGTGAGCGCCTACGTCATCCCCGATTTCCCCGCATCCGACCCCATTACCGCCGTCGCCGTCGGCATCGTTTCCGGCCTCGCCGCCACCGGCGCCCATCAGGCCGTCAAGCAGCTTTCCGGCAAAACCGATTCCGACAATGAAACGGAGGACGATGCGAACAACGAAACGGAGGACAGGTAGGTAATGGATGTTGAATGCTCTGTCAGCCTCGGAGACTGTTCTGTAACGTTGGCGTTGAGCGAAGTCGGCAAGGACGAAACCGAAAGGGCTTATGCCTCGTACTTAATCGATGCCTTTTATGAAAACATGCTGCATATGGACAAACCTCATAGAAAAGCAGAGAACAAGTAGGACAAAACCGAAAACCGCCGCAGCAAGCGCTGCGGCGGTCGGGGTGGGGAAAATCAGTTCCAAGATATATTTAGCTTTTTCCCGTTCACAGCGCAATCCGATAAATAGAGATTGATCAAAGTCTGATACGGGATGCCCGACGTTCTTGCCATTTCCTTGAAATACCCTATGGTATCGTTATCGAGATTGATTGTCACTTGCTTCTTCAGCTTCTTGGCATATGGGTTTTTCCGTGCGTTTGAAAAATTGTATTCTTCTTTCATTTCATTACCGCCTCTCATAGTACGCATTCGCTTCTGAATCAGTCGCCTTTCTGGCCGATATGATCCGAATGACCGAACAGGCCCGCCCCTTTTCTGTTTTCCGTTCCCTGCAGCAATGACAGACGACAAGCAGATTTGCCCGTTTGCTGAAGCCGAGCAGAATAAACCGCTCTTCCTCCTGTGAGTGTTCCTCGTCGTCGATCAAAAGCGCTTCTTCATCGTAAAACACCGTTGCCGCTTCGTCAAACGACACTCTGTGTTTCTTTTTGTTCGTTTCGTTTTTGTTTTCGTCCCACTCAAATCGTATTGTTTCCATAATTATATTATAATTATTCTTGCTGATTTGTCAAGAGCAATTTGAAAAAAGGGAGGCATCCTTAATGACCAAGAATTCCACCGTAAAACTCTATCTCGCGCCGGCGAATCATTACAACGCCTACTGCATAGCCGGCTACAACGAAAAGACGCAGTGCGAACAGCTTGCAAGGCTTGTGCAGGAAAGGCTGTCCGCCTACGACGGCACAGCGGTCTATCACACCACCGTATACGCCGACAGCTGCGACTACAAGGGCCGCCCCGAGGAGGCCGCCGCGCTGGGCGCCGACTATTACATCGCGCTCCACGACAACGCCTATCAGGGACGGCACAGCGGCGCACAGACCTTCTACCACCCCGACAGCACGCGCTCGAAGGCGCTGGCGGCGGCAATCGCGGAAAAGCTGAACGCCGTCTGCACGGTGCCGGTCACGTTCCCGAACCCCGTGCGGAGCGGGATGGACGCGTTCGACGGCGCGGGCTACGGCGAGATTCGCGAGCCGTACAGGCGCGGCGTTATTCCCGTTCTTGTGGAAGTCAACTTCCACGACTACGAGCCGGCGGCGCGGTATCTGATCGACCATCAGGACGAGCAGGCCGACGCCATCGTGCAGGCCATCGCGGAGACGCTCGGGCTGGAAGAAGCAGGCGCAGAGGAAGCCGCGCAAAAGCATTACAAGGCAGGCGATATTGTTATGCCGGTGCGGAACGTCACGGCCGAAAACGGGAAAAAGCAGGGACGGCTGTTCGGGGGCGGGCGCTGGACGATCTACGAGGACCGCTACACCGTAAAGCAGGACAGCCGCGCGGACGGCCGGACCGTTCTGGCGGGCGAAAACGGGGACACGGTCGCGGCGGTGTACGCGGACGATCTTGCCCTTATCGGGGCCGGCGGGACCGTTCCCGCGCCGACGCCGGACGCAAAGCCGTTCCCCGACGTTCCCGCGTCGGTGTGGTATACGGAGGCTGTGAACGGGCTCGCCGCGCGGGGTATCGTCAACGGCTATCCCGACGGCACCTTCAAGCCGGAGCAGACCGCCACCCGCGCCGAGGTCGCCGTGATGCTCTTTAGGACACTAAAATAGTTTGCGCAGGGCGCCAATAGTTCGCGCTTTGCGCAAACTATAACAGATAAGGGAAGGGGAAACGTATATGGGCGCGCGTGTCAGACTGCCGGAAGGGCTGGACAGACTGCTTCGAAGCGAGCTGGAGCGCGCCATCTACGAGGCCGCGTTACATGAGAGCGACACGCTCATCGCCACACGGTATATTGTAGAGAAGGCCGCACAGATCGACATCGCCGCCGAGTTGGGCTGGACGCGCAGCACCGTCTCCGCACATATCCCGCATATCCTCCGCCGCGTTGAACAGGCTGCCGTGAGGATGAAGTAACGGCAGGAGAGCAATAGAATAAAACGAACGAGGCATTCCGCCCATACGGGCGGAATGCCTTTTTTGTTGTTCAAGAACTATGAATAATGCCCACGGCATTGCGCAGGACTTCTACGACATTCTCTTTTGCTCGGTAAACAATCCTGTTGCAGTCGTCTATCCGACGGCTCCAGTAACCGCTGAATTCTCCTTTCAGCGGATCCGGCTTGCCGATGCCGGCAAAGGGATCTCGCAGAATATCCCGCAAGAGCTGATTGATACGACGCAAAGTTTTCTTGTCCTGTGTTTGCCAATACAGATAATCCTCCCAGGCGGCTTCGGAGAACAGGATTTTATTCCTTTTCCATAGCCTCTAATTCGTCCATCGTTTTGAAAACGGTGTTTCCGCTTTGTATTTGTGCTCTGCTTTCCCGGATTGCCTGCATATTCGATTCGGAAAAAAACGGATCATACGAGACCTCGAACGGAATCCGTCTTTCGCGGCTCATTTTCTTTGCGAAAATCGTCATAGCTGTAGACATGTTCAAGCCGAGCTCTTCGCATACGTTTTCAAAGCTTTTTTTCAATTCTTCGTCCATTCGGATGTTAATCGTGGTTTGCGCCATCGTATTGCCCTCCCTTCTTTTATTATTATACCACAATGTAATCACAACGTCAATACATTGTATGCAATTTTCGCATTTTTATTATTCCGCCCATACGGGAAGAATGTTTTTTTGTTGCTTTCGTGCCAATATAACGCAATTTATACGCAATTAGTATACAATTCATACATAAGCCCAACTCGGCGAATGTCCATATTTGCTAAACTATACGCAGAACAAAGGAAGCGCGGCGAAATGGCGGGCGGGGTCGCGTTCTCGGCGTTCGGCCTTTGTCTGGACTGCGAAAGAACTCGCAATGCGTGAACGTTGTACGGTAGTATGGCTAAAGAGCAAACGACGCACGAGCGATGCGGCACTGAAAACAGCGGGAACAGCTATGTAAATCGGGGGGAGGACGCCATGTATGTGCGCGGCTATTGCGGCTGTTCGGCGGCGCCTCCCGATACGGCGGCGGGAGCGGGTACAGCCGGAACGACGCAGAAGAGCGGATGCCGGAGCGTTGAACGAAGGGATGAAGGATGCGGGCGAGAGCGGCAGTGAAATCATCCGCCGCGCGATGCGCCGGCTCAAAGGCGCGCAGCGGGTGCGCATAGGCCGGATTCGCGCGAGATAGACCTTGCAATTGCCGAGCTTGAATTCAGAGAATCGGGCTATGGGCTTTACGCGAAGCCGGCGGCTCACACGATTCGCGGTCCATATGCAGGCGTTCGGAAGGGCGCTTCGCCGGCCGCACAGCGTAACGGCGTATACAGCAAACACAGCTTCTGCGTATGAACGCGGGTATGCCGCGGCTGCGCCGGACGACAATGCGTCGGCGGTCGAAAACGCGGGAACAGAGAGTGACTTCGCCCGCGCGGCGGCCGGCAAGGTGCAGGCCCAGGCGTGGCGCGTGGTCGGCGAATGGTTGGCACGCGCCACATCGTGAACCCTCGTCTGTATGAAAGCGTGCTGCGCAAAATGCAGAGCCTGTGAGCGTCGGCATAAAAGATGCGTTTCGAACAACCACGCATTTTTCAGTGGAGCGCAGAAAGCCGAAAGGCTGTTCTATCAACGGTTTTCGGCTTTTTGTGTGTTTCGTCTTGGCGCACCGGCTCTGACTCCGCAGGCAGATGCCGGATGGTTTGCTGTGCCATTCTGAACGAGCTTCTGTCGTCCGGCAAGACGTTTCGGCGCTCGTCGTCGAGGGGATTGCTTTTTGACGTTTTTTTGGATTGTTTGC